TAATCTGTCCATCAACAATTTTACTATTAATGACTGAGTTTGTTGCAAGCTTAGCTTGAGTAATACCGCTATCCCGAACTGTGATAGCTCCGCTAGCGTTTACAATTGTACTAGCGTTATCAACGGATTCAGTACCAAAGGTAGCTTCATCTATTAAATCATTAAGCTTGCCTGCTGAGAGTTGTTCTCCGTTGGAGAAAGCTGTTCCTTTATTTATAATCGCCATAATTTAAATTGTTGTACTGATTGAAGGAGGGGGTTCATTAGTGTCCGATAGCTTGCCAAAACCAAGGTCCTACGCCAGCTACATTTCTCCCTGAGGAAATTGTAAATCCACTAGCACTAGAGCTATTGACAAAGGATGCATTTCCCGCATTATCGCTGAAAGGAGTTTGATTGGAAATAGTGACACTTACGACACCCCCTGGAAAAGGAGTACCGAAATCAATTGTCTTACTACTAGTAGATCCCATCTTCATAATCAAACCATTAGGAAACGTTACACTTTCTCCTCCTACATAAGTGCTTGGAGCAACCACACTATCAACATAAGCCTTAGTAGCAACGGATTGAGCATTGTTACTAACTTGGGCAACTGTAGAATTAACAACAATGCTTCCTGTTCCAGAGTTTAATATTTGCAAGTCGCTATCTAAACCACCAGCACGATAAATTCTAGCATTGAAATCAGTACCGCTAGGGTCAGCAGTATGAAAATCTACATATGCATTGCGGTCGCCAGTACCAATTTGATTAATTTCTATCGCTTCGCCACTTGTAAAAATAGAGCTAGAATTTAAACTTCCAATAACGTTTAAAGTTCCACTACCGTCCCAACTTGGAGCACCCGTGCTCAGATCAGTTGGTACAATAGAACCAGTAGTCAAGGCAGCCGTAGGGTTACGGGCTTCATTGAGCCGAGTTGAAGTTACGGTATCTGTTGGGTTAAATGCTGCACCCGTTGGGGTAATTGTAATATTAGCCATAATTATTGTACGCTAGTTGTTGATCTTGATGCAGGTGCTCCTGAGACTTTTATTCCTCGGACTCTTGGGCGACCCTGTATATTATTAATTGTAAATTGAATGCCGTATCCTCGGCGGTTACCTATTCTACCACGGACGGAAACATCTTCGTCAATGTCAAGACTTCCACCAATGTATGAACTCAATGTATTAAGATTTACCTCTGCGTCAATGTTTTCTACTTCCGCTAAAATATCAAAGTCGGACTGCTCCGAGGCACTGGACTGCACGTGCATCTCAAATTCACTCCAACGCTTACGACCGAAGTCATTAAAGGTAAACTGACGGGTAGTTACTTCAGCAGGAATGCTGTAGATAACGCCATCCTGTTCTCCTTGGACTGGAATGGTAGTAGCCAGTCGATCAACGCCATCAGGTCGAGCGTCAACCCTGTGAAGCCCTCCAAGGGCATTCACTGCATATACTGCACGGTCACCTTTCTTACCAGCTACAATTAAGTTCTCAATGTCCCAGTCCACATCTGACGTGGTATCTACGGACTCCCACTGCTTGTTAATAAAGTTAAAAACAAGGATAGTATTATTGACGATGCTTCCGTCAGTTGGGACCGCAATGTAGTAGCGATTGTTAAAGTAAACAGCCACGGACTGATCCCAGTACTGACGATTAATCTTATCAATGGTAGTCTGGATACTGCTACTCAGTGGTAGTTCGCTACCACGAAGGTTGTACAGATCCTGGAAGTTTGCCCCGTATACACCATTGTCAGACAGGAACATTACGTTGTTACCGATTTGAACAATTGTCTTACGGGCCAAGCAACCTACTTCATTTGTGATTAATTGAACCGAAGAGGAATCAGGGCTGCTGCCCTGTACCAAGTGAATTGAATTACGGTTGAATACTACTAGCTTGTCATCCGCAAAGGATAGTAGTCCAACATTAAAGTCAGCCGTTCCAGCATTGAACCTGTACTGACCATAGATCTGGTCATAGGTATCTGCGTCCAAGATGTCCGACACAATAATCTCATCCAGGTTATCACGAGCTGTATATTGGCCTTCTGCATCATTAACCGCATAGCGATACGGCATAACCAATCTACGCTGGTGATATGTAGCATATGGAGGTGCTGGCATATGGGTGAAGCCCAGTCCAGCTGAAACTCTCTTGGTGAAGATAGGATCAGTCAATAAAGATGCACCGTCATTTACGTGCGTAGTAACTGTTCTTGAATCAAGTATAAATTGAAACCCTGCATTCATTCCTGCACGAGCATTTGCATATGAAGCCTCGGTTGGATTGATATTAAAGTCAGTATAGATAACAAAGGTATTTAAACTTGGTAATCCTTGGACAAAAAATGATCCATTAAAGGCAACGCCATTTGGAACCCATTGATCCATAATGATCGGTTCACCACTCACTAGATTATGCGCTTCGTCTGTAGTGATAGTATATTTATAAAGACCCTCATAATCCCCAGGTCCTTGTAACCCATCATTTACAGCAAGAGTAATATTAGTAAGGGATTCACCAAATTCGTAAATTTTATTTACAACGTAGTCCTGGCCAATGGTAAGTCCAGAGTCTGCGCCAGCGGCTCCGCTGATACTTGCTGACATTACAGTAATATCATCCCCAACCTTTACATCGTGAGATCCAAAAACTGTTGCTATACTATTTGTAATTGCAAATTCTCCAGGAAGGCAATCAATCTGAACTGGCTGAGTGTATACTCCACTTTTTACTAAACTAAATCCAGAGCGAACTGTACCAGTTCCTGTGCCTATGGCATCAATTGTAATAATATCATTAACTTCATAGGTTACTGCCGTAGTTCCAGCAATTGTGTTCCACTGCTCTTGAGTCGTGTCGCCCAAGTCAGTAATCAGATATGTATTATCTAAATTAAGGTCTGTTAAATTAACATTATCAAAGCTTCCGTCCCATTCTAGCGCAGTCTGGCCGTCACGTAACAAGAACACCTTGTTAAAGGCTTGAATCATATCCGATAGCGGAGGTACGTTTTCATTCTTTTTGTACGGAAGATCATATGTAACTGTTGGGTCCGCTAAGTTAATAGCCACTGCACTGTTGTTTGATCCTAATATTGCCCACTGACTTGCGGAATCATTTGGATTGCTGTAAGCAGTACTAGCGTAAACCCCTACAATTAAACTGTCATCCAGTAGCATCTTGTAACCAATGACTGCGGATTTACTTTTGTCAGGATACAGATATGGCTCATTTCCCCCGTCATCTAAATTAAAAGGAAGATTCAGTCCCACAAATACTCCTCCAGATGGCTGAGGTTGGGTTACAAATTCTAAAGTCTTTGTGTTTCCATTATCAGTTACCGCAGTAAGTATATGGGTTCCATTTGCAGTGCCATCAAAGGAACTACCAAATGTATTTTCTATGGTAATTAAATCACCAACCTCAAAGATATGTCCTGGCTCTACGGCTGGATTATCAACAATAACAGAAACATTTCCGTTTATACCGATTGATCCACCCCTAAGCGTAGTTGGCAGTAAGCCAACAACTGGAGGTTCTGCTTCCAATTCAGAAGTAGTTGGAAGTCTAAAGACATCGCCACCACTAGCAAAGGGAGCCTTGACCAAATCAATCCCTGGTCTAACCTGCCACTCACCGTTACGCCCAAGCCGACCATTGTTACTGGTTGCTAATAGGCCACGTTGCAATTGATCAGGACGTAGGTAGTCATTAAACCCAGTGTACCCCATATCGAGGTCCTCTAGGATCTTATCGTCATTTGCTCCGTATGTGCGATATTCAGGCATTATGTTTTAGCAGTCCCAAGCTTTACGGCTCCAGTAGTTAGCAGATAGTTTGTTTGTTTTACCTTTGATGCCACCGCTGCGAGCGCAGTAGCTTTTCTTCCGTTTTGGCTGATCTTTCTTGATGCTCATATTAGCATCCCCGAACCGTACGATCTTTTCTGTCCCACCTTGGCAGGCTTTCACGACGAACTTCTTGCCGCCCTGTACTTCACGGCGGGGTACGTTGCACTTCATCTTTGATTTGTCAGGCACTACTTGCCCTTCTTTCCCCCACGTTCACCACAGGATCCTTTGCCAGCATTTTTTGTTTTTCTTCCGTACATAATATTATTTGTTATTTGACTTGTGAAGAACCAAAGTAGAACCCTACGATGGCTAAAGCTGTTTGGCGGATCTCTGGTAGTATCACAAAACCCTGTACAGTGGACCATTCTAGACGCTTGAATAGCCCTAGAAAGCCTTTGGATTCTGATTGAATACTAACACCTATGTCCGTGAATGCGAAGACAAATGGGGCTATTAC